TATTTTGACTGATAATGATGAAATTTAAAGCGAATAATTTGCTGAATAACAATATTGGAGTTTTAGCTCATGTTGATGCGGGAAAAACTACCTTAACAGAAAGCTTATTATATAACAGTGGAGCGATTACAGAATTAGGAAGCGTGGACAGAGGTACAACGAAAACGGATAATACGCTTTTAGAACGTCAGAGAGGAATTACAATTCAGACGGCGATAACCTCTTTTCAGTGGAAAAATACTAAGATGAACATCATAGACACGCCAGGACATATGGATTTTTTAGCAGAAGTATATCGTTCATTATCAGTATTAGATGGGGCAATTCTACTGATTTCTGCAAAAGATGGCGTACAAGCACAAACTCGTATATTGTTTCATGCACTTAGGAAAATAGGTATTCCCACAATCTTTTTTATCAATAAGATTGACCAAAATGGAATTGATTTATCAACGGTTTATCAGGATATTAAAGAGAAACTTTCTGCGGAAATTGTAATCAAACAGAAGGTAGAACTGCATCCTAATATGCGTGTAATGAACTTTACCGAATCTGAACAATGGGATATGGTAATAGAAGGAAATGATTACCTTTTGGAGAAATATACGTCTGGGAAATTATTGGAAGCATTAGAACTCGAACAAGAGGAAAGCATAAGATTTCATAATTGTTCCCTGTTCCCTGTTTATCACGGAAGTGCAAAAAACAATATAGGGATTGATAACCTTATAGAAGTGATTACGAATAAATTTTATTCATCAACACATCGAGGTCAGTCTGAACTTTGCGGAAAAGTTTTCAAAATTGAGTATTCGGAAAAAAGACAGCGTCTTGCATATATACGTCTTTATAGTGGCGTACTGCATTTGCGAGATTCGGTTAGAATATCGGAAAAGGAAAAAATAAAAATTACAGAAATGTATACTTCAATAAATGGTGAATTATGTAAAATCGATAAGGCTTATTCCGGGGAAATTGTTATTTTGCAGAATGAGTTTTTGAAGTTAAATAGTGTTCTTGGAGATACAAAGCTATTGCCACAGAGAGAGAGAATTGAAAATCCCCTCCCTCTGCTGCAAACGACTGTTGAACCGAGCAAACCTCAACAAAGGGAAATGTTACTTGATGCACTTTTAGAAATCTCCGACAGTGACCCGCTTCTGCGATATTATGTGGATTCTGCGACACATGAAATCATACTTTCTTTCTTAGGGAAAGTACAAATGGAAGTGACTTGTGCTCTGCTGCAAGAAAAGTATCATGTGGAGATAGAAATAAAAGAGCCTACAGTCATTTATATGGAAAGACCGTTAAAAAAAGCAGAGTATACCATTCACATCGAAGTTCCACCGAATCCTTTCTGGGCTTCCATTGGTCTATCTGTAGCACAGCTTCCATTAGGGAGCGGAGTACAGTATGAGAGCTCGGTTTCTCTTGGATACTTAAATCAATCGTTTCAAAATGCAGTTATGGAGGGGATACGCTATGGCTGTGAACAAGGATTGTATGGTTGGAATGTGACGGACTGTAAAATCTGTTTTAAGTATGGCTTATACTATAGCCCTGTTAGTACCCCAGCAGATTTTCGGATGCTTGCTCCTATTGTATTGGAACAAGTCTTAAAAAAAGCTGGAACAGAATTGTTAGAGCCATATCTTAGTTTTAAAATTTATGCGCCACAGGAATATCTTTCACGAGCATACAACGATGCTCCTAAATATTGTGCGAACATCGTAGACACTCAATTGAAAAATAATGAGGTCATTCTTAGTGGAGAAATCCCTGCTCGGTGTATTCAAGAATATCGTAGTGATTTAACTTTCTTTACAAATGGACGTAGTGTTTGTTTAACAGAGTTAAAAGGGTACCATGTTACTACCGGTGAACCTGTTTGCCAGCCCCGTCGTCCAAATAGTCGGATAGATAAAGTACGATATATGTTCAATAAAATAACTTAGTGTATTTTATGTTGTTATATAAATATGGTTTCTTGTTAAATAAGATGAAATATTTTTTAATAAAGATTTGAATTAAAGTGTAAAGGAGGAGATAGTTATTATAAACTACAAGTGGATATTGTGTCCTGTATGTGGAAATAAAACACGATTAAAGATAAGGGAAGATACTGAATTAAAAAAATTCCCCCTCTATTGTCCGAAATGCAGACAAGAAAATTTAATTGAAATAAAGCAGTTCAAAGTAACTGTGATTACAGAGCCAGACGCAAAGACGCAGAGCCGATAAAATGAGATTAATACAATCTCATTTTATCGGCTCTTTCCGTTATGTATGGATTCTTTTAATTAGTCTTCGATGTTTCTTGATTCATTGATACAATTAGCTAATGCTTCCATGAGTGCTAATTCTCTATCAGTGAAGTTATCCATAAGTTTTTCTACCTGTAACCGTCTGGTGCTTTTTACAAGATCGTTGGCAGGTAAGAAAAATTCATCAACGGACACAGGAAGTAATGATACAAGGTCATAAAGAACTTGTATACTTGGGTGTTGCCCCTTATTTTCAATATTGGTTAAGTAACGTGGGTCAATTTCAATCAATGCTCCCACTTGTTCACGAGTTAAACCTTGCTTCAATCGAGCTTCTTTAATGGCTAAACCAAAGGCTCTAAAATCATATCTATCTTCCTTTTTACGCATAATAAACCACCTCTATACATTTTACTGTTCCTATCAAATTAGAAACAGGATGTCACTCCAAACATTTTGAAACATACATTCTGTACTAACTATGTAAATGAAGGAATGGATACGAAAGCATTACGGTATATTATGGGTTCACAAGTATAAACATGGCCTATCAAGGAGTACTTCTCTTTGGTAGGCTTTCTTTTTTTCTAAACCGTCAGATTCTATCACCTCCCGAGGCTACTAGGTAGAGGGCAATAAATAAATCGCCCTTTGGAAAGAGGTGATGGATATGAAACATAATCTAAAAATTAGTGTTTCTAAGAAACCACAGACAGGCGGACTTGTTACCTACCGTAATGTGTCCGTAAGGGAACGAATTCTTCGCTTTCTTTTAGGGAGCAACCAGCGTGTAACGATTGTGATCCCTGGAGATAGCATCGAGGAACTCTCTATCTGTGAAATGACGAAAGGAGGAACTGACCTTGAGCAAAATAAAATTACTGCTTGAAGTGGTCAATGATATGCGAAGTCTTGCTGACAGCATACAGGCAGTTTGCGATGCGATGACAGAAGGAGATCCTGCTCCAGGTGCAAAAGCTGCCACTGAACAAGAACCAGTAAAAGAGCCGGATATCCCACTGGAAAAAGTGCGTATGGTACTTGCTGAAAAGAGCCAGATTGGGTTTACTGCCGAAGTGCGAGGACTCATTCAGAAGTATGGTGCAGACAAGTTAAGTGCTGTTGATAAGGCGTATTATTCTGACATTTTGAAAGATGCGGAGGGTCTTGGAAATGGGTAATCATGCAATATTATCTGCATCCTCATCCCACAGGTGGCTTAACTGCCTACCCTCTGCAAGACTTGAACTGGAGTTTGAAGACCAAAGTGGTGAGGCAGCAAAAGAAGGCACAGCGGCTCATGACCTGTGTGAACACAAACTAAAAAAGGCACTTCATATGAGAAGTCAGCGACCTATCTCTGAGTATAACTCTGATGAGATGGAGGAATGTACAGATGCTTACGTGGACTTTGTTATGGAGCAGGTGGAACTTGCAAGAAAGTCTTGCACAGATCCTATCGTTCTTATTGAACAACGTCTTGACTTCTCTTGTTATGTTCCAGATGGTTTTGGGACAGGAGACTGTGTAATCATTTCAGATGACAGACTTCACATCGTAGACTTTAAATATGGACTGGGTGTGCTAGTTGATGCAGTGGACAATCCCCAGATGAAACTGTATGCCATAGGAGCACTTGGAATCTATGATCACCTGTACGACATTAAAGAAGTGTCCATGACGATCTTTCAGCCTAGAAGAGAGAATGTCAGCACCTGGACAATACCGGTGGAAGAACTAAAAGACTGGGCTGAAGAGGAACTAAAGCCCAGAGCTGACAAAGCCTTCAACGGTGAGGGTGAATACATCCCCGGTCCATGGTGTACCTTCTGTAAAGCGGCAAACAAATGTAGGGCTAGAGCCGAAGAAAAACTAAAACTTGCTGAGAAAGAATTCAAGATACCACCTCTTCTGACGGATGCTGAAATAGAAGAAATCTTACTTGTTCTTCCCGACCTTACCAAATGGGCAAATGAAATAACTGCCTATGCCACTGATGCAGCAGTCAATCACGGTAAAGAGTGGAATGGTTTTAAAGTTGTGGAAGGTCGCTCGGTTCGTAAGTATAAAGATGAAGAAGCCATCGCAGAAAAAGCTGTAGCAGGTGGATATAAGGATATTTACAGAAAGAGCCTTATTCCGATGACAGAGATGCAAAAACTGATGGGTAAAGCCAAGTTTGAGGAACTCCTTGGTGATCTCGTTTTCAAACCACCGGGTAAGCCGACTCTTGTTCCAAACTCAGATAAAAGACCGGCTATGAACGTAGTAAATGCTAAAAACGAATTTAACGAAATTATGGAGGATTAAATATTATGGCAAATATGCAAAACAAAACAAAAGTTATCACAGGTGTAAACTCAAGATTTTCTTACTTCCACGGATGGGAGCCTGTATCTATTAATGGTGGTGCAGAAAAGTACAGCGTATCCGTCCTTATTCCAAAGGATGACAAGGAAACCATTAATGCTATCCATGCAGCAGTTGATGCTGCCATTGAGGAAGGTATCGCAAAGTTTGGTGGTAAGAAACCAAATAAAGCAGCCATTAAACTACCGCTGCGTGATGGTGATGTAGAGCGTGATGATGAGGCTTATAAAGGCCATTACTTCATCAATGCGAATAGCAAGACAGCGCCACAGATTGTAGACAAAAGTGTTAAGCCGATACTGGATCGTAGCGAGGTATACAGCGGTTGTTATGGTAGGGTTTCTCTTAACTTCTATGCTTTCAACTCAAATGGTAATAAAGGTGTAGCTTGTGGTCTTGGTAACATTCAAAAAATTAGAGACGGAGAACCTCTAGGCGGTAAGACTTCTGCAGTAGATGATTTTACGACTCTTGTCGATGATGACTTCCTTGCCTAAAAGGAATAGAAAACTTGATGGTGGTGGAGGTCTTACCTCTGCCACCTTTTTTCATTTAGGAAAGGTGGTAGCTATGAAGAACTTAGAAATTGATATCGAAACCTATTCTTCTACCAATCTACAAAAAAGTGGTGTTTATCGTTACGTAGAAGCAGATGATTTTGAGGTGATGCTGTTTGGTTATGCGGTTGACGGTGATGAAGTTAAGGTCATCGATTTGATGAATGGAGAAAAGATTCCAAAAGAAATCCTAGATGCCTTAACCGATGAAACCATTACGAAGTGGGCATTTAATGCTCAGTTTGAGCGAGTATGCCTTTCACGTTATTTGGGCTATCCCACTGGGACTTATCTAAATCCTTCCTCATGGAAATGTTCCATGGTTTGGTCTGCCTATATGGGTTTACCTCTTTCTTTAGAAGGTGTAGGTGCAGTGCTAGGACTTGAAAAGCAAAAGCTGACAGAGGGTAAAGACCTGATACGATATTTTTGTCTTCCATGTACTCCGACTAAAACAAATGGTGGTAGGACCCGTAACCTACCCACTGATGAACTCGATAAGTGGCAAAAGTTCAAAGCATATAACAAGCGTGATGTGGAGGCAGAAATCCAGATACAACAAAGATTGATCAAGTTTCCAGTGCCAGAGGACATCTGGGATGAGCATCATCTCGACCAAGAAATTAACGATCGAGGCATAAAGGTTGATATGGATTTTGTTAAGCAGGCCATCGCTATGGATGACATCTCTCATGAAAAACTACTAACCGCCATGCAGCAGATAACACATCTCGAAAACCCAAACTCCGTACAACAGATGAAAGGCTGGCTTTCAGATAACGGTCTAGAGATGGAGACACTCGGGAAAAAGGCTGTCGCTGAGAAACTTGAGGAAACAGATGGTGAACTAAATGAAGTTCTTTCACTTCGTCAGCAACTGGCAAAATCCTCGGTAAAGAAATATACAGCAATGGAAAATGCGGTTTGTGCAGATTCTCGCGCCAGGGGAATGTTTCAGTTTTATGGAGCTAACAGAACCGGTCGCTTTGCCGGTAGGCTTGTGCAATTGCAAAATCTCCCTCAGAACCATATGCCAGATTTAAAAGAGGCGCGAACTATTGTCAGAAATGGTGATGTTGAAACACTAGAACTGCTCTATGAAGATATACCCGATACACTCTCACAACTAATTCGTACAGCCTTTGTACCAAAAGAAGGTCATAAGTTTATTGTGGCTGACTTTTCAGCCATTGAGGCTCGTGTGCTTTCATGGCTTGCAGGTGAGACATGGCGAACGGATGTATTTGCTAGTGGTGGTGATATCTACTGTGCATCTGCCTCACAGATGTTTGGTGTTTCCGTTGAAAAGCATGGTGTGAACGGTCACTTGAGACAGAAGGGTAAAATCGCTGAATTGGCACTTGGCTATGGTGGTTCTGTTGGTGCATTAAAAGCCATGGGCGCATTAGAGATGGGGCTTGAAGAGGAAGAATTAAAACCGCTTGTGAATGCCTGGAGAATGTCTAATCCCAACATCACACAGTTCTGGTGGGATGTAGATCGGGCGGCTAAACAATGCGTAAAGGAAAATAAATCACAAGAAACCCATGGCATCGAGTTTCATTGTCTTAGTGGCATGCTTTTTATCATTCTTCCCTCAGGTAGACGGCTTGCCTATGTAAAACCTCGAATCGGTGAGAATCAGTTTGGTGGTGAGTCCGTGACCTATGAAGGAGTAGGTGGAACAAAGAAATGGGAGCGTCTTGAAAGTTACGGTCCTAAGTTTGTAGAGAATATTGTTCAAGCTATATCCCGTGATATTTTGATGTATTCAATGAAGATGCTTAGTACTTATCGTATTGTGGCTCATGTCCATGATGAAGTCATTATTGAAGCCAATTCTAAAATATCTGTTAATGAAGTATGTAAACAGATGAGTCAAGTGCCACCTTGGGCAAAAGGGCTGCTCCTTGATGCCGATGGCTATGAATGTGAATTTTATCAAAAAGATTAAAGAAATCATCAGATTTCACCTCCTGCCGTGGCTACTAGGTAGGAGGTGTTTTTCTATGAACATTTTTGAAGTAAAAGATGGTTGTCCTTTAAAGGGCAAGACCGAACAGATGACAGAGGAAGAATTACAGAGGGAATATGACTTTCACATAGCCGAGAGTATTATCGCAAACCTATATAAAGTGTAGTCCGTCAAATTATAAGCACCACCATCCAGCATTTTATTTTAACCAAAATAGCGGGAAATACGGTTATCAGGGCACATTATTGACACCTGATTCGGCAGATTAAATAAACCGCGCTATTAATGGAGCAAATTAAACGATCTAAAAAAGCAGGTTTCCCTGCTTTTTATCAGATAGCGAGATGGGATTTAAGAGCTTTTAAAGCACAGATGATGCTGATGGCATCGGGTTCTGATAAATCCGGATTATTGATGGTCAGCTGTTCCAGATTCCAGAAGGTATCGTTTAAAGCGGCAAGCGGGGTCGATACCCCCAGATCCGGGATGCATAAAAAGTTGCCGTGGGTATAGGTGCCGCAAATGATATGAAAAGAGCTGTTTCGGGCGGACACGGTCAGTTCATAGGGGTCAACGGTTGTGATCAGTCGGACCTGTCCTGTCCAGGAAGCTTTCCCGGACAGGTTTTTGCAACAAGCGTAATCAAAAGTCATGGCTGCCCTCCTAAAGCTCAGTATCGTTAATGGCCAGCATCACGATATCGGCATTAATGGTGGCTGCTTTATGGCTTTCGCCGATCAAAAGACTGGCGTTGCAGAACTTGTTGATCATCCGCGGGGTGCCGTCGGCTGCGTTAAGAATGGCCTGCAGGGCATTGTCGTCAAAAACAGGCTGATGGCAGCCGGCCCCCTTTAGTTTATCGATCACATAGGTTCGACCTTCCTCACCGGTCAAGCCACCCAGATCATAATTCATGACAAGGCGTTGACGCAGGGGCTCATGAATCCCCAGGCGCAGGGTTGAATTAAGGGCCGGCAGGCCGGCCAGCAGGATGGCCGCCCGATCTCTTGAATCCATCTCAAAGTTGAAGAGAATCTTCAGATCATTTAAGATGGCACTGTTGATATGGTTGGCTTCATCAATGATGATGACCGGTGTTTTGCGCTTTTCAAGGGCAAGACGGGAGATTTCCTCCTGAATAATCCGGAAATTATCGGGTTTCCGATAAGACGGCGAAGCCCCGAATTCGCTCGCCAGATGGCGATAGAAGTCATTGGGGGTCAGGGTGGAAAAACTGGAGTAGATGACCTTGAACAGGGAAGGATTGAGACCGGCGGCCCAGTTACGGATTGCCGTGGTCTTGCCCCGTCCGGGGCTGCCGGTGAGCAGGCCGAAGCCTCTGGTTTTAACCAGATAATCGAGACGAAAAACGGTTTCCCTGTATTCGCTGGTATTGACCAGGATCTCTTTTGAATTCTTCAGAAAGGGGTTGAATTCGAGCCCGTAGCGTGTGGTATAGTTCATGCTTCTTCACCCCGGCATAAATGGATTTTTTCCCGTTTGACAAAGGCATTCTCGTGTTTGTTAAGCAGACGGATGGGTGTCAGGGTGCCATCCGCTTCAGTGATAAAGATTTTTTCCATATCCGGGGAATAGCGCAAACAAACCCGTTGCCTGGCAAAACGGCAGTCGACTTCGTATTCGACCTGATCGATGGAGATGACGCTGTCGATGGAAACCCGCCGTTCGATCTCCAGCAGAAAATGCTTTTCGATTTCCTCATCGGAAAGACGGCGAATGTGTTGGGGTTCCGAAAAGAAGCGGTCCTGGGGTGACAGGCCTTTAAGCGATGAATGCGGGGTCTGATTATAGCCCAGGACATAGGCCACCAGGTGGTCACGCAGTCCCGAAAGCGAGGTGAAATCGCGGATATCCAGACCGGCCAGCCATTGATCTTTCATGGTGCGAAACCATCTTTCAATTTTGGCCTTCTGGATCGGCGTATAAGGTTGGTTATAGTGAAGCACCGAACCTGTACGGGCCGCCAGCAGCTCCATCTGCCTGTTCTTAAAAGCGCTGCCGTTGTCAAAGTTGTAGATTTGTGGGCGACCATACCGGGCGACTGCCGATTTCATGACCGACATCAGGTTCACAAAATTATCATTGAAAAAGACGTCAATCCCGACAATCAGACGACTGGCGTCATCAATCAGGGCGATAATGAAAACCCGGTGCTTCTTTCCGTCCGGCGTTTTAAGATAGGGACCGACACTGCTGTCCCCGCACCAGACTTCATTGATATGCGGGCGTTCATAGCGTCGCATGTCATGATTGGTGGTGGTCTTCATCTCCAGCGCCAGTTGTTTGATAAAACGGTTGACCGTCGATTCCGACAGTTCACCGGCGCTAACGCTACCATTCTCACGAAGCTGGCGGAAAATGGCCGCCGCCGACATCCGCGGATAGTTTACTTTCAGATACCGGATCTGGGCCTGAAGATCGTCATCCAGCTTGCGTGGCTGGCCGCTGTCCGACCGGGACGAAGGGAGCAGGCCATCAAAGCCGTTATGGAGATAATTGCGGTACCAGTACTTGATCGTTTGTGGTGCAAAGTGCCGGGTTGATCCGTCGGCCAGCAGCACTCCTTTAAGGGAAGCGTCACGAAAGAAAGCCTCGTTGGACGGATACGCATCCGAAAGGCCTGAAATAAGGGGCGCGATGACAGCGTAGCGCATCAGCGCGACTGCCTGAGCTTTATTCTGGTTCATGGTTAAAACCTCCTTGGTTTTTTCATCCATTATATAAAAAAATGTCGGAGGGATCGTGTCAGCTTATGTGGGTTTTGGAAAGAAAACATTCGGTGTCGGTTTAATCTGCATGAACTGCCGGCCGAAGCCTGAAAAACACTGGCTGATGAAGTGACGGGTCATCGCAAGTGTCAGCCCGATGGCAAGCCGTCGCTGGCGCCAGTGGCAACGATACTGGCGAATCACATGACGGATATTGCTTTCATCAATCGCCGGATGACCGTCCATAATCGCAGCCAAGTCACCGGAAGATTCATAACAGGAAAGGATTCGGATCTGCTCACAAAGACTGATCTGAGAATAAGGAACAATCGCTGACAGCAGCAGAGCATGGGTTCTTTTGCAGACGGCACATTTCACCCGACAGATCCGCAGTGGCACCAGGTAAGCTTCAACCTTGATACAGCGCCGGTAGTAGCCATGGACGGAAAGACAGCCTGAACAGCCACAGCTGCATGTAAGCTGGTGGAACTGAAGAGCGTTAAGCGTATGATCATATAAAATTTGCGAAATGGGATTGCAATTATCCGTAAAAATCGTTATCATATAAACTGTTAT